GAAAGATATGTCCCCGCCAAGATTAAGGACGGCAACGAATCCGGCCAGTGGTTCATATACGCCCGTGGCTACCAGATCGCCTGCATTGTGGAGGTGGCTAATGGGTAGAGTGAAGTCCGAACTTATGATGGATGGGCCAGACGATGATCTGGTCGCCAAACCAATCTCGCAGACGGTGGACAACATCCGCCACTGCGACCTACCAACCAACTCGGTCGAGCGTTACGAGTACCTAAGAACCCAACTGAAGGAACTGATGAATGGAATCAAAACCAACACTGATTAATGCGCTCGTGAAAGCGCAGTCTGAGATGTCGCACGCGGCATTCGACCAAACAAACCCACACTTCAAGTCGAAGTTCGCTTCGCTGAAGTCGGTGATCGACGCTGTCAAACCCGCACTCAATGCCAACGGAATCGCCTTTGTGCAGAAGTCCGTGCCAATGGAAGCTGGCATCGCTGTCGAGACTGTCTTCTATGGACACGGTGAAGAACTAGCCACTGGGCCGGTGACCGTTCCTGTTGATCGAGAGAACGCGCAAGGGTTTGGCTCGGCGTTGACATACGCGAAACGCTACTCGCTTGCGATGGCCTGCGGTGTGGCTGCTGACACAGACGATGACGGCAACGCGGCATCGGCTACGCCTAAGCGCAAACCACAGTCAGTCACCAAGACTGTCTTGGAGGAAGAAGGAATAAAAGTTGATGAGCACAAGCGCGGGCAATACGTTGCCGAGATAGCTAACGCGATCAATGCCGACGATGTCGGCGGACTCAAAGAACTGCTGGCAGAGCTGACCGCAGACAGCGAAATGAAGTTAGCTGTGTGGTCTGAACTACCATCACCAATCCGATCATTCATCAAGAAAATGGAGAGCGACAAATGAAACCCAAACATGGATTCTCGAAGGAGATCTATACAATCGTGAAGGCCCATGGGCCTCTTGCCTACAGCGGCATCCACACCCGCTTGAGGCAGCGCAGTGTGCGGATGTCAAAAGACCAAGTGCTGAAAACCCTCAGCAATATGGTGCAGCGGAATCAGCTTGTGCGATCAGAGCACAACCCGAAGAAGTTTGTGGTCGTGGACTACAAGGATCACAAGGACGTGATTGTCTCTGACCCTATACCAACCCCTCCCGCTGTGGAGAAAACCCCTGAGATCGCAGAATTACCCCCTTCTGAGGGACTTCCGCACCTAGACTCAACAGCGATTATCATGATCGCAGCCATCGCGGCAGGAACAGCCGCACTCACCACCATCGTATTGAGGTTTGTATGACAGATAAGGTATTCGCGCAGGGTTTGTATGTGAAGCCGCCAAAGGAAAACTCGCCAGACTTTGTAAAGTTTGGACTCAGCATCAAGCGGCAGGAAGTCATGGCTTGGCTGCAAGGCCAGTCGGAGGAATGGATCAACTTGCAGGTTAAGGAGGCTAAGTCGGGTAAGTGGTACGCCGAAGTAGACACTTGGAAGCCAGACCCGAACCGAGCGCGACCGTCGCAGCCAGCCAAGTCGAACCCCTTCGAAAGTCTAGACGAGGATATACCTTTCTAAATAATATTGTATGGCGGGAACTTTCCGGGCAGGCGGTAGCGGCCAGCGTCAGCCTCCCCTCGGGGATACGAGAAACAGATGGTGTGCTTGTGCCCGCACAGATTCACACATCAACACCATCAACTGGCCCACTCAACTAAGGAAAGACATGATCGAGAAAGAAGACTTCACGCGACTGTACAAACCATTCTTTCAGCTTCACCCGTTCAAGAAGCGGGATTGGCCGGACGGTTTAGGCGAGGTTCATTACAAAGCATTCTGCCGTGACAGCCCTGCGCTAATGCAAGAAGCGATGGGTTTGTTGGTGGAGAAGCTAGACCACTTCCCCACACCCAAGGACATACGGGCGCAGATTACCGCACTCAGTACATCAAAGAGTGAGGGCAACGAAGGCAAGACCAACGGCACCAGTGTCAGCGAGGAAATCGGGTGTCGCTACCTCGAGCACAAACATGGCGTCGAATACAACGGCAAGCCAGTGCCGTGCCCTGACCCCCTCCCGTCGTGGATTAAACAGGAGGTTGACCGGGTTGATGACATGCTAGGCCCACAGTTCCCCATCAAGAGTAAGCTAGGAAATGTAGGCTTTGCCATTGTCCAAAAGGAAAACCGATGAACGACGCACTCAAAGAATTCTTAGCCAACGGTGGTGAGATCCAGCAGTTACCATCGAACGTGCCACGCGACTTGAACGTCTGTCTTAATTGTAAGAACCTATTCCCCACAGCGGAGATGACCAAGGGTAGCCAGCGCCGATGCAAGAAGTGCCACGAGAGACACACGAACTTCAAGACGAGCCGGTAGACTTGTTTTACAAAGCGATCAAAGCGCAGGAAAGACTGCAACGTGAGTACCTAGATTACAGGCTAGCCAACGTCAGCGCCCCATTCAGTGAGGCAACAAAGCGGCAGATATGGGAATGGCAGCGTCAAAAAAAGACCACTCGGTGGATTGCGGACGAACTGAAGGTGACACGCTACAAGATTCACCTGCTAGTTAAGCGGACATCGTGGCCTGCGCCGACCAACCTAGCCTAAAACAATATCGAGGCGAACCAGACAGCCACGAAGATACCGGCGATCATAGCTGCCACGCAAACCACACTCCCTAACAGCGGCTTCATATCTGGAAGATCAGCCAGATAGCGAGCATGATAGCGATGGGGATGAGGCCAACAGAGACAGCGATGACAATGGCTAGCTGGGTTAGCTCTTTCTTCCTGCGCTTTCTAGCCAACTCCAACTGGCGGATCTCAGCAGCCCTAGCCTTGCGAGCCTCGGCCATTGCCTTCATCGCATCGTCCCACAACTGACCGTTGCCCGAATAAAGGAATGCCTCGCGCACTTGTGCCAACGCATCGTCAGCTTCCTTCTTCGCTAACTGCGCCTTGACAGCATCGGCTGCGCTCAGTGTCTTGGTGTTTTGTAGCCTTTGTAGATCGTGTTGACCCTCGGCTAGCGCGGATAGGTAGCCACTGATCTGGCTAAGGTCTTGGGTTGCTTGAGCCGTTTTGTTTAGAGCAGAGGCGGCCATGTTAAGGCCACTGATGATAGCCCCTAGCTCAAGAACCATTCCTTAGTAAACCCATAACACGGGTTCTGTCTCTCGCATATCAACGTGAACGAATGTTTTGTGAATCCCAATGCCTCGGAATCCAAGGTAAAACGCCTGCTTCACTAACTGCCTACGTTCCACGCCGTTAGCTACTGCGATGTCACAAGCAATACCCTGTGCGTGAGTGCCGGGCTTTGACTTCTTCGCCTCTAAACTATGACGGGGAGAGCGGTAACCAGACGTGATGTACAGCGGTCTACCAACAGCAGAGCGTAGCTCGTCAACCTTTCGGATCAGGTCACTACTGACATTATTCTCGCCTGTCTCTTGGCAGTCGAAGTCTTCACGCTTGAAGTAGAGGTAGTCCATCACTTCTTAACCTTGTTCATAATTCCTATCGCACCCCTCACACCAAACGATGCAGCGATGATTACGGACAACCCGTACTGGTACCACTGCGGCATGGTCGCTAGAACTGCGAAGCCCTCACGGACATACGGTACAGCCGAGGGTACGAATGCTAGAACCAATGGGATGGAAAACAGAATGGTGATCCACTCGTCTTTCCAGCTAGTATTGCTAGCCCTAGCCATAGCGGTTTCCCAGTCAGCCGCGCTCTTGGATTGGTTGATCATAACCGCAGCCTCAGCCTCAGCCTTTGCTTTGGTCTTGGCAACCTTGCCCTCGATCCACGTTCTACCGAGATCAGCAATCGGCCCTATGGCATTGAAGAAGCTCACTTGTCTGCCTTCTCGTCCAGCTTGAGCATGATCCGATTGAACATGTCTCGTAGTTCAGCCATGTCTACCCGGTAGTCATCGCGGCGTACATATGTCTCGGTCGATCTACGCTCCATGTCGTACAGTTCCCTGCGCGTACCCTGTAGCATGTCCCAAAATATCTTCATAAAGAAACCCGCCAGTAGCATCAGCCCACCAAGAACTACATCGAAGGCCGTGTTCATGTCCATTAAGTTCTCGCTGTCTTAGCCGAGTCCTTAAACGCTTTCGCCGTGGGCGCTCCAGCAGTGCCGGGTTTACGCATGCGCTCGCCAGACCCGCCAGCAATACGCTCACGCTTCTTCATAATGTTGTAGTACAAACCCTTCTTAGGTTTCTTCATGTCCATTTCGTCCTGTTAGCCCAGTATGCCGCAGACATCTTGCCCTTGCGGATGTTCCTTGCGTGTCTCGCCTTGAACGATGCACGCC